TGGGTTCGATTCCCGCACCAGGTACCACTTTCAAAATCTCTTCGTATCATAAAAGTAATGTCATCGCCTGTGAAGCGATCTAAGATGGAGCATTACCATCCAAGAGAACCACTTTCAATGCCCTGGTAGCACAATTGGTAGATGCATCGGATTTAAGATCCGTGTGTTGTCGGTTCGAATCCGACTCAGGGTACCAATTTACTACATGAAAGAAGAAGAAACATTACAACAAATGCTCAACAAGTGTTTACGAAGAAACATAGTATTTGATTTTCATGGACGAAAATGTAGAGCAAATTTAAATCTAACATTACAATACATTGCATCCTTAGATTTTGAGGGCAGTGATATTTCTAAAGAGTATGTGGATTACCCCTCATTGCAAGACATTAATTTCTTTATGAAAGTTGAAAAATATCTTAAAGCTGAAGGGTTCTTCGATATATGATCATCTGGCAGTTGCAATGAGGTATTTATAAATTTAAAATCTAACAAATTTTTATATAAATATATGCATGATGGATTCACGCAGAAATATTCTCAAAAAAATGATTGGTACATTGATAGCTTCTTTTGCTAAACCAATACAAGCTTTACCTGCAGCAAAAAGACTTTCATCTGTTGGCAGCGGATTAAAAGGTGCTACAATCAACATTGGTAGATTTAAAAAAGGCGATTGGTATAATATTTTTTCGACTATTACCACTAGTGATAACGCAAAAATATTTGCACAAAAAGCAAATCAACAATTGAGTTCAATCAAAATAAATGATGAATTAGCAAAAGCAATTGTGAATTATGTTGCAAAAGATGGGGATACATTTGCAGATTATGTACAAGAAACACTATTAGATAAATTTCCAAGTAATAAAAATTTTACACCAGAAGATGTCGAACAATTTGTGCAGCACCCTCTAGACAAAGCCATGGAGTTTTTAAAAGATCCTAAATATCATTCAGCCGGTGACATTTATTTTAAAAACGCAATGGGTGAACCAAGAGTATTGTACCCTGCTGAAAAAATGATAGATAAAGGGTTATTTCACGGTGATCGAGAAATAATAAGCACTATTGATTCAGTTATCAACGATGCAATCAAGGTTGTCAAGAGTGAAATGGGTGAAAAGAAAAAAGAAAAAGCATATGCTAACAGCATTGAATACTCTCCAGCAGATTATCTTGGAGGTGCGCCGCAGGGTGGTTCTGAACAGCACGGATACAAACTTGCAGTTGATCATCACACCACTGACATGAAAAATTTAATTGCACTGTATGAACAGGTGCAACAACATCATTGATGGTTGGCTGTTGCAATGAGGTACAAGCCCAACGCAATGCCAAAAATTCCTAAAATTATAAATAAATAGTCCATAAGGACTGCAGTTCAAGCTAAGGCAAAACTTTTGCTATAGCGATGAAGATTGCAGTAATGCAAAAAAGTCCTAAAAACATTTCTAATATTTCAAGGACATTCATATCATTATTTATGTTTGGTGTTAGATCAAAATTTAAAACAATAGTGGAACTCTAAAGGAAATACATTATAATAGTAGTAAGTAACAAAACAATTACTACAAAATATATGACAAATACATTAGAACAAGTAAAAGACAAAGTAAAGCAACACACAATCGTACCTTTTAATACTCAGCATATTACATGTGAGCATAATCGACTTATTATCGCTGATAAGTACTCAACGACCAATACCAGGCGAATTATGGATGCAATCGGTATTCGTACAAATCTTTCAAAAGAGATTTTTGCAAAGCCAGCAGAAAATTGGGATTCAATTCGTACCGCATTGAATACTATTGATAAAAATAAGCAGTTTACCTGTATTGTTGATCACAATAATAACGTTAATACGCTAGTTAATTCTAACGTAAAAGAAAATACTCAACTCAATTTTGATGAACGTCTTGATGAGCTCTTCAATACTATTGACGAAAATATTAATCACAACCTGCAACGTATCGAATGGAATAGCGAAACGTGTAATGTAGAAGTGCATACTGTTGGTGGTGATGATATTAATTGCGGCCTCGGTGATCTTTGGAAGTTCGGAGCAACCTCTATTATTGGTCACGCAAGTCAGCAATTTGCAAATTACTTTTTGCGTCTTATGTGCACAAATGGTATGACTACTCGTGAGCAACTTGCATATCGTGTGGCAGCTGTTAGTAAGAATATCGGTAAGCAATTTTTGAAATTCGCTAATAACGATAGTATAATTAGCAGTGTTAAACCTCGCGTTGATGCTCTACGAAATGCTCGAGCCTCTCTATATGAAGTCAATTGTGTTGCAAGTCAACTTAATAAAGAATCTCGTGAACGTTTTATGCCTCAATATTCAAGTATTGTTGCTGACTTCCATAACGCTGGTCATTCAGTTGATAACTTTAGCGCAAAACGTCAGAAGTTTATTTATACAGATGAAAATCTATATGATGTATTCAACCTTGCTACCAATCTTGCAAGTCATGAACGTAGTGTTATTGGTAATGATACTGCAATGCGCTTGAATAAATCTGCTGGTGAAATCTTTACTAATGGACCAAATCTCAAGTTTAACTTACTTGATATTTACAATAAGTAAGTTAAAAGTGGTTGCAGGTTAATCACGTAAAACCCCTGCATTAAATAAATAACATAGATGATAACATTTAGTCAATTTTATTTTAACGAGAGTTACGAACTTGCAGAACCAAACTTCAATACAATTGAAGAGTTTTTGCAATCGATTACCACCGACACTAGAACTGGTAAACCGATGACTTTAAAAGAATTCGCTGATAAAGTGTCTTATCTATCTTTATATACGATGAATAAACATGGAATAGGACCATCTGGTGAACATCGTGATAAAAAATTATCAAAGCTACTACAAACATTAAGTTTGTTTTTCCATCAAAACATCATGTGGCCAGTAACACAACCGTTAAGAGCTAAAATGAATGAGTTGCATGCGGAACCTGAGTTTAATAAAAAACGTCATTCATTAATGAGACAGAAAATGGAAGCAAGACGTAATGGTGATACATCATTGCTCGATCAACTAGATCATGAACTATCTAGTTTAAGAAATCCTAATCGTGATCAAATTGACGATTTTAATGATCAGATTAATGCTGCTGGAGAAAAAGCTAAAAATACAGCTATAACATCAGAATATTTTACACCTCAAACTGAGGAAGCTGGACAAACATACCAGCATATTTACAACGATTTTGAAGATTTAAAAAACTAATAGTTGATCTGTAAAATAAAGACATTAAATTTAATAACACTCCAGTAGCTCAATTGGCAGAGCGGAAAGCTTATACCTTTCGTATGGCCCAGATTAGGCCGCGGTTGTCGGTTCGATCCCGGCCTGGAGTACCATTTAGATTAAATAAAGGTATGATTACCTTTGCTGAATACTTCAATATTACCGAAAAGAAGAGCGTTCACGATCCTGTTAGACCAGGTATACTAAAGAGACAGACAAAAGGTAAGATGACTTGTTCTAAAGCGAGAGCGTTAAAATCTAAACAGAAGAACAAAGGTAACAATACAGCTAAAGCTGCTCAGAGATACTTAAACTATCATTGTTAATGCAAAGTTTAAGTATCTCTTTTACTAAATTTTCTTCATAACCCCTTTCAAAACGGAAAACATTTGTTGCTTCAGATGAAGCAACTTCCTGGAATAATAAATCTGTATCTGCATATTTTCCTGACCCAGGATGAACGCAATACACTATAATATCTGGTGTAAATATTTTTCGTAATTCTTTTGTAGGACAAATAAAGTCACAAACAACAACTTTATCACCACAATTATCAGCTAAAAGCTTCATACAAAAAGCTTGACGGGTTCGACCGGTAATAGTAAAATCAGTGTTACGAGTTAATTCTCTAATGAAATCACCGTTAAAGTGAGAGAACTCAATATGCTCTCTCAAATATTTGGTAAAAAAACTTTTACCACTTCCACTACGACCACAAATTAAAATTTTCAAAACTCAATAGTCTACTTCGATATTGTTATCAAAAATATTTTTAGCGTCTACATCTATTAGAGCATCTAATTCATCTCTAATAAAGTCTTTACCAATGAGTACAGGGTATTCATTACTAGCTCTATTACCAATAGAGAATTTTACATTATCAAATTCTCTATCTCCAATTTTTATATCAAACTCAACAACTGGTCTTTCTTCGAAGTTACCTGCACCGACGTTAATCTTAATATGATTTGCAATTGGTTTGGTGATGGTTCTACCATTAATTGTATTAAACGTAACTGTGTCATCTTTAACAGATACATTATCACCATGCAATACGTTAAAAGCACCGTTACCACTATCAACTTTAGCTTGTACTTCACCGATATCATTAATGTAAATGGTTTCAATTAAACCAATTACCGTTTTTTCGTTAAAATATTTTTTGAAATTAATCATATTATTCGCAGCCGCATCCTTTATTTTGGTGTTCATAATCTAACCAATGATACACAGAAGAGATATAATCAGATGCTTTAGTAATTTTAGAAGCTACCCAACCTTCAAGCCCATCTGTTTGGTCTACCATATCGTAAAGCTTTTGAGAATACTCTGCAAGCTTTTTAAGATCAGCTTTTGCCATATGAATCTCACTAGGATCACTTTCATCCACGTTGTGACCTTCTGAATCACTAGCCATACCAGGCATATGGGTTTCTGGTGATAGATTAGATGCCCTTGTTATAAAAATAGCATTTTCATATAAAGCAGCAATAGAAATTTTATCCTTTTTATCCATATAGTTATTTAATACGTTCTCTTATTGCATTATAAGTTTTATTTACTAAAATACTCGGTATCATACGAGACATACCCTGCTTGAAAAGATCTATATCATTATCGAGAGCAGCTTTTCTGAGCTTTGAAGCACTCATACCTTCAACTCCCTCAGAATCTGGGTCTCTTTCACCTGCTGATTCAAACTTATAATCTTTAAATTGAAAAGGAATATTACCTTTTGAATCAGGTTTACCGTTATATTTAGCAACCAAACCTTCAAACTCTGGAATTCGATCACTACCAGCAATATGTACCACGTTCGTATACCCTTTATCTTGCAAATCTTTTAGCACAGAAATTAAATTAGCACCAGATTCCAAAATTTGAATATTTGGTGGTGTCATATACTTTAGGATTTCTTCTTTCTCTTTAAAAGATAGTGGGTCCTTTTTGTTGTTTTGTGTATGTGACGGTACCAGAAATCCATCACCGTTAACACTCTTTGTTACATCAGCTAGTTTATTAATAAGCTTCTCGTGACCAACAGTAGGTGGGTTATAGCGACCATATGCTATAACAGCGGTTTTATCTGTTTGCTCTAAAAAGAATTGTTTAAATGTATTCATTGTTGGGTTGGTGGTATAACCTGAGCTCCAGGTCTACCAGATTGGAAGTTAGCTGCTGAAAATTCTTTTCGATCTACAAATTTTGTAATATCTGGACCACCCTTTGTTCTGGAAACAGCAAATCCTTCTGGTTGTGTTGTTTTCCATGCATTAGGACCTGCATCTAAATATGTACCAAGTGATGAATTTTTAGTCATCTCATTAAAGATTTTAACAAGATTATTTTTAAGCATCGCGATTGTTTTAGTAACATCAAAAACCAACTTAATAGACTTGCGTAAACCTTTAAGTTCATTTGTTGTAGCCTGTAGTTGTGCTTGTTTTCTAGTTTTACCTGCTTCACTTTTCAATGCATTAATTTCTTTTTGATATCTACTAGCAATATAATTAACAAACTGCTGCGAAGAAATATTTGTATTATCTAAAAACTTACCTGTACGAATTTCAGAGTTAATGTATGCTTTTAATTCCATTGCATACTTTTGAATGCCTTGAAAATCAATCTGATTAAGAACTTTTTGAATTTGAGCTTTCTTATTATCAACATCTTTTAAAAGCATACCCATGATCCGTTGATTTGGATTAGCTTGTTTGTCAATTAAAACATTGAATACAAATACACTATTCGAACGAGAAAATTCAGATGGTGAAGTGGTATATTTTTTAACCTTTAAAATACCACCAACAACTTCATATTCAATATGGATTGCAACACCAATCTTAGCGTTTTGAATATCTCTACCATACGGACTATCTGGAGAAACAGCATATTTGATAGTATTAGGCTTGAAAGCTATAAAATTATTGTAGTTAGTAACACCATCAATTGTATTTGGTTTTTCCATCTGCTTGATTTGATCATCAAACATATAATCCATTTGATATATACCTTTAAGGTTGAGAGATGGTAAGTACTGTAAAGCTAGTTTAAGTTTTTCAGCTAAACCTGGACTTGAACTATGATTAACATCAATATCTTCAACTGTATAATTAATCTTTGGATTTTTTGCAAATGCAGATTTACTAGCAACGAAAAATTTACCTTTTGGATCTTTACCTGCTACAATAGCTGGTGAACCATCGAACTTGGTACTTATTTTATAGTCTGTTTCACTAACAAAATATTCAATAGCTTTATCGATATATTCAAGAGCTTCCATAACACCGTCTTCACCCTTATTGATAATGTTTTCTTCTAGGTGGTCGATATGTTTTACAGCGCCTTCGACCTCTTCGAAGAACTCTAACAATAAATTGTGATGTTGTTTAAATGTAATCATGATTATATTTTTTTCGTAGCTGGTGATATTTTTGCAATTGGTGCAATCATAGATCGTAAGTCTTTTATACCATGATTACCACCACGACTACCACTGTATCTTGCATACAATACTGGTTCATAATCACCACTAGGTAATTCATCAGGATATATATGGTGTTTAGACTGTATTTCGAATTCATTTTTACCAATTTCCACTAACTTTAAATCACCTTGATATACAGCATTAACATTATTAATACCAAATGCTTCATTAGCATTTGTACCAAAAATAGCAAATTTTTTGAGATCAGGATTTTTTATTTTCATATATACTGAACTCTTAGGTGTCATACCATTTGGATATAGCTCTTTAAGCTTAGATACAAACTTTTTAACCTCATCATCATTGCATATGTTTTCTCCAGATTGGCATGATGTACCACCGTACTGTTGATAATCTTTTGCAGACTTACCGTCTTTATGGGATATATATAACACAGGTTTACCTTTATATGTTAGTGAAAAGTCACTCTTTGGTGTACCTGGTGTACTCGCAACACCATCTACTTTCTGTTTATATCCATTAATGTTGACTATTATATTATCTTTATCGCTTCTAGCTATTAAACTATCAATTTGTTCGGCTAAACTAGCAATTACAGAATCTTCAGCTCTAGTACCAAATCCTTTACCTTTACCTATTACTATTGGATATTCATTACCATTTTCATCTTTTACTATGTATGTTACTAATTGACTAGATGTACTCCCAGGTGTACCTGGTTTTTTAACATCCACTACCTGTAAGTTAGCTAATTTTAATATATCATATAACTTCTCGGTACTATATTCACCAACAACCGGTTGTAAACGAATATCCTTACCTGCTTTAACTGTAACAGTTTTATCTATAGCTGATATTTTAGCAGCTATTTGCGCTTTCGATGCAGGTGGTTTTAACTTAGAATTTATAATCGATTTATTATAAATTTCATCTAATCTTACAATAGGTGTATGTTTACCATTGTACACCTGTTCGTAAAGTTTTGTTAAATTATATTCCATATTTATTATCAATTTCTGCTGTTTCGTAATCAGATTTATTTGACACTAACGTAGTTTCAAACTTTTTAAGCATATCTCTTGCATTACCTTCATCAATGGAGTCAATATCAAAATTTACAATCATTGATCTTGTAGACTCATCTGGTTCAGATGTTACAACAGTTTGTAATAATGTTATAAGTTTTTTAATCATATTCACTTCACCCTGAGAAGTAAGTTTTAAAACTTCTTGTTGTTCAGGAGCTTGTGGTTCCGTTGCCATTGTTGGATCAGCTTGTGTTAGATCTGTAGGAGCAGCTGCTTCAGCTTCTGGGAATGGTGCAGCTTCTAAAAGAGAATATGCTTGTTCAAAAATTTTAAGGGTCTTTTTCATAATATTTTTATCTTAAACTAGAGATCCATTTATCTGCCCATGTTGAAATACCATCAGCAATTTTCTGCTTTGCATCGTTTATTTTTTTAGCTGATTTATTCTGACCAAAAATTCCAGTTTTTTGATCTGGTATACTAAGAAGGGCTCCTAATGCACTAGTTGTTCTTGCTGCACCATCTGCAGTAAAATCTTCTGCTTCTTCTTCATTAGCTTTACGATCACGTTTATTTAAAATTAATAAACCATCTGCTGCAACCTCATATGGTATTTTTAGTGCATCACATAATTTTTTAATAGAATTAACAACTGTATCGTTAGGATCTTTAAATCCATCAGTTGGGTTATTCATTTCTAGCAGCTTTAAAAACTTCGACATGAAATTATTTATTATTTCAACCAGAATTTAACCTTCACATCCTCTTTATATATTTCTGAAAGCTTTTTTAATCCACACTTTTCTAAAAATATATATACTTTTTCTGATTTAATATTTTTACTCTTTATTGCACTATTAAGATTTTCAACAAGATATGCGTCAGTATCCAATATTTCATAATATGTTTTAAATGAATGTATATCGCTAACAATATTAATATTGAGTTTATTTTTGATATCCTTTATAAACTTAATAAAAAACTTCAAAAATATTTTAACGTCATTATCACCGATAAGGCAGCAACTTGCAAGCTTAAGTTTATCCACGTAAAAAACTTTTGTATCTAATATTTTTATTTTTAGATAATAATCTATTACACTCTCTATTATTGAATGGTAGAAAAGCTTTTGCACATCTTTGTTAGTTATGTCATTTTGCAAATCATATATATTCAATGTATTAAGATATTTTTTACAGCAATGTTTATCGATAAAAGATAAAAAATCGATAATATGTACACCACACCTATTATATACCTGAATCATTTATCTATTATATGACTCTTCGGCGCTTTTCCAATACGACAATTTATAATTCCATTATAAAATTTTTCTGATACAAGAACATCAGCCTCAAACTGAGCTTTAGTTTCATAATATGATAACTCCCACTTGCTGGTACAAAAACGTACTATTTGAAATTTAAAATTATCTTTACTATGTTTACTAATATCAGCATTTAAATCATTTGAAGAGCCTGTATATGCACGCCAATCTGTTTCTACCTCTTTATGACGCTTATTTTTCTTACCTTTAAGAGGTGGCATCTTTTTTACAGATATCATTTGCTTTTTACCTATATAACATTTACCATCAACTAGATTCGTTATTTTATACACAAACCCATATGGAGTTTCAGGTATATGTATATCGCATGTCCAATGTCCTAAGTCTGTCATTTAGTTTTACGCTTTTTGCGTCTCTTCTTACTTATACCACTTCTGCGTTGTACTCCACTCAAAGCTTTAGGCACTCTAGCATCACCTGGTGCATAGATAGAATCATTTGATGTATATCTACCTTCATTAGGATTATAGATACCACCGTCTTTATCAACTGCACCACCGAAGACAGAGCTAGCTCCTCCAGCTACATTATCTTCTTCTATAAGGGATAAAAAAATATTTTTGAAAGTTGACATTTCGATATTAGTATTTATAATTAGATATGAGTCTATTAAGTAAATATATAAAAGAGGTTGAGCAAGACCTCGCGTTAAATGATTTTAATATTAAAGAAACTCAACTAAGACTACCAGCTCGTAAACACTTTTGGGTAGCAAGACTTATTGAAGCAAAACGTGATCTCCAAAATCTAATTGAAAAGGAAAAAAAGTTAACTAAAAAACTTTCCGTTAAAGTAAAGGAGCAAGCACCAGTACATCTTACTGATAAAGCTGTTAATGCACTTATTGATGAGCAAGAAGAAATGGCATCAATTAAAGAACAAAAGCGTGATCTTTCCAACGTCATTGAATACCTCGAAAAGGTTGAAAAAATACTTGCAAGTATGCACTGGGAAGTAAAAAATATTATTGACCTCAATAAACTCGAAACATTATGAAATTTGATATTAAAGGTCATAAGCTTATTTTTCAATGTGAAACTAGTTTTATTAATCAGGTAAGAGAACATTTTAGTTGTCCGTATGAAGGTCATTCTTTTATGAAAAGAAAGAATAGATTCATGCCTAGTCGTAAGTATTATATTACACCCACCGGTCAATGTGAGATGGGGTTATTTTGGGAGATAAACAAATATCTTCATGAGTGTAATATTATTGCACCTGAATCTTGCATCACGAAAGAATTATCAGATTATCTAGGTAAACAGTACGATTCAAAGTTCTATAACAATTTAAAAGCTGATGGTAACACCCTAAGAGAGTATCAGGAAGATGCAGTTAAACTAGCTTTAAAGTATGGTCGTGGTATATGCTTAATGGGAACAGGTGCAGGTAAAACCATAACGACTGCAACTTTAGTAGAAAATTATTACTTAAATTCCCCTAATAAAAACACGTTTAAATGTCTTGTAGTTGTACCTGATCTTGGTTTAGTTACTCAAACATACAATGATTTCCTATCATATGGTATTTCTTTCAAAACAACTAAATGGACAGGAAAACATTTACCTGATTTAACATCTAACGTGTTTGTAGTCAATCTTGGTATTTTACAAAGTAAATTTGAGGAAAACAAGTGGCTGGAACATGTAGATCTGTTGATCGTTGATGAGTGTCATAAAGGAAAGGCAGAAGTTACAGGAAAGATTATTTCCAAGATCAAAACACCACACAAGTATGGTTTTACAGGAACATTACCTGATAAGAGTGGAGATAGGTGGTCTGTACTTGGAAAACTTGGTCCAGTCATATTTGAAAAGAATTCTTATGATTTAAGACAGGAAAATTTCCTTACAAACGTGGATGTTAAGTGTGTAAACTTACATTACAAGCCTGTTCCTAAAATGAATTATCGTGCGGAACTAGATTTCCTTTACGAATCAGAATTTAGGAACAACACAATTAAGGAAATTGCAACCAAATTTCCTAAAAATATCCTCATTCTCATCAACCATATTCGGCATGGGGAAATTCTAATGGAAAAATTCCAAGGTATTTCCAAAAAGGTTTTCTTTATTCAAGGGAAAGTTGAGGTGGGGGAACGGGAAAGAATTAAGGAAATCATTGAAAAACATGATGATGTTGTGTGTATAGCCCTCAGTTCTATCTTTTCAACAGGTGTAAATATCAAGAATTTACACATGATCATGTTTGCGGCCGGTGGTAAAGCCTTCATTCGTACAGTTCAGTCCATTGGTCGTGGCTTGCGACTACACCCTTCCAAGAATAAATTGTATATTTTTGATTTAATTGACAACCTTCGTTATGGTTCTGACCATGGAGATGCAAGAAAAGACATTTATCAACGAGAAAAAATACAGTTTGTTGAAAAAAATATTAGAGAACCTTGATTTATTATAAACCTATCGTATATTAAGCTATGAGTTCCAAAAAAGAAAAGAAAGAACACTACGTAAACTCTGATGATTTCAAAAGAGAACTTCAAAAGTATTACGACTCTGATGTAATGACAGAGATATTAGGTGTGTATATCAAGAAAATTGCAACAGGCCTTAGCTATTTACCCAATTTTATCAATTATACCTATAAGGATGACATGATAGGTGATGCTCTCATCAAGATGTACAGTGCTGTAAAGAATAAAAAGTATAATTTTGCGTCTGGTTCTAACCCTTTCTCGTATTTTACCACTATTGCATTTCATGCTTTCATTAATAGGATTAAGAAAGAGCAGAAACATCATCAAACTATCACTAATTACAAGTCTCAAGTGTATGAATCTATGATGACTGATCCAGAAATGTCGAGTTACATATATGTAAAACCTGAAAATGATAACGACGATATGGATTCTTATTATAACGAAAATGATCAATAAGCCAAGAGTAGCAATCTTTTCAGATCTTCATTTAGGTGTTCATGGTAATTCTAACCAATGGCATGATATTGCATTAAATTGGTGTCGTTGGTTCGTTGAAGATTTAAAACGTAATAATATCAAAGATATTATATTTTGTGGTGATTGGTATCATAATAGAAGTGAAATTTCTGTTGATACATTAACAGTATCAGCTGAAGTGTTTAAATTATTGAGTGAGTTTAATCTCACTGTAATAACTGGTAACCATGATATGTATTTTAAGCATCGAACTGATGTACATTCACTTAATATTGTGAAAGGTAAAGAAAATGTAAATGTTATTGACAAACCATTCGTCTTAGAACGTTTTGATAAAACATTAGCATTTTTACCTTGGGGGTTTTCTGTAAATGATGTACCTAACGGTGATATATTATTCGGACATCTCGAAATTGAATCTTTTAAAATGAATTCAATGAAAGATTGCGATGAAGGTATGAAAGCTAGTGATTTATTACGTAAGTTTAATCTTATTATTTCAGGTCACTTTCATACAAGACATGAACGCAATTTTGGAGCAGGTAATATCCTTTATACAGGTAATCCTTTTGAGATGGATTTCGGTGATTGTGGTAACGATAAAGGTTATTACATCCTTAATATTGAAACTACCGAGTTACAGTTTATTCATAATAACATTTCACCAAAATATAAAAAACTATCTTTGAGTGAAATGGTTAATGCTGGTACTATTGATAACTATATTAGAACTACCTTCAATAGTAATTTTGTAAAACTAAAGGTTGATAAAAATATTAGTTCTGAAGATATGGATTTTTTGCATAGTAAACTACTACAACTTAAACCAGCAAGTTTTACTGTGGAGTATGATTTTGATTACAACAAACTAATCACAAAAGATACGTTCTTATCGGATGCTTTATCTGATAGTATTAATATACCTAATGCAATTGAAGAATTTATTAATTTACTGGATATTGAAGATAAAAAATTTATATTAGATTATACTCTTAACCTTTATGGTAAGTGCACTACAGTATGAAAAAAGTAATATTTAAAAGTCTTAAAATTCAAAACTATCTCTCAGTTGGTAATAATCCTGTATGTATCGATTTTAAAAAGGGTATCAATCTAGTTACCGGTATCAATAAAGATAAACCTGATCGTAGAAATGCTATCGGTAAATCTACTGTTGCTGATGCTTTGTACTTTGGTATTTTTGGAGATCCTTTGCGTGAAATTAAAAAGGATCTTATTGTTAACAATATTACAGGTGGTACAACTACAATTGAAATTGAATGCGATGTAGTTACCCCTAAAGAGACTAATACGTATAAGCTTATACGTAAACTTAACCCATCAAAGGTATATATCTATAAAGATGGTGAAGATGCAACTAGAGATACTATATCAAATACAAACAAGTATATTTGTGATACTCTAAGTGCTACCCCTTCTTTATTTCAGAATTGTGTTATTATGACAGTTAATAATGCAATACCTTTCATGGCTAAAAATAAAGTAGAAAAGCGCAAGTTTATTGAAGATATTTTTGGCTTGGAAGTGTTTAGTCAGATGATCTCTGAGTTACGTGGTGAATATAACAACATATCAAAGGAGTATGATCTTGAACAAGCAAAATTTTCTGAAGTTAACAGATCTACTTTTGATTATAAAAAACAAAGACAGAAAATTTTAGATCACCGTACCCAAAAACATCAAGTTTATTTACAACGTCAACAAGAAAATGATGATACATGGGGTAAACTTGACGCTAAACTTGCTGGAATGGTTTTTTGGGATAGTAGTATAATACAAGAAAATATTAGTAAACTACAAACTGGTATTAAAAAATGTGAAAGTGTAATTACCGATAAAAATTTATTAGTTGGTGAATATACAACTAGAATTAAAACTTTAAAAAGCACGTATGAAAAGATCGGTACGGATCAAGAAGAGTGTCCTGTATGTTTAAGATCAATTAAAGATCACGACGCAAAATATATTAAAGAAGAAAAGGTTAAGATTGAGATCGAAATCGATAATCTAACTAAATTACTCAAAGCAACAAAGGATGAAATTATTTCAATACAGCAAAAGAAAGATGCTGTTAATAAAAAATTGAAAGATGAAGAAGGTAAAATTGCAAAAAATAAACTTCTCAATCAAGAAGAAAAAAATATTTTAGAAAAGATTCAACAGATCAAAAAATGGCAAGAATCACTAATTGATGATATAAATCAGGTTACTGGTACATCAACTGAGTTTGATGGTATTATTGAAGATACTGAAAAACGTTTAAGTGAATTAGATCAAACTATTATTCAAAAGAAGCAGCAAATTCAAATGCTTGATGTTGTAAAATATGTCATCAGTGAAGAAGGTGTTAAATCTTATATTGTAAATAAATTGCTTGAACTTCTTAATAGCCGATTGCTTTATTATCTCAAGAAATTAGATAGTAATGCAATTTGTTATTTTAATGAATTTTTCGAAGAGGAGTTAGTTAATGATAAGAATAAAATCTGTTCATACTTTAATTTTTCAGGTGCTGAACGCAAGAGTGTAGACTTAGCATGCTTATTTACGTTTTCAGATTTAAGAAGAATGCAAGGTGGGGTACAATACAATATTGCATTTTATGATGAACTATTTGATTCGTCATTCGATGAAAAGGGTATTGAACTTATAAGTGATTTACTTAAAGAACGTTCAGATCAATTTGATGAATGTATCTATATCATATCACATAGACTTGAATCACTTAAATCTGTAACAGGTGAAGTCATTTTCTTAGAAAAAGAAAATGGTATTACTAATAGGGTTGAGTTTAAAGATATCTGACATAAATTTATGATATGTTTCCATCACCGTTTGTATCACCATTTATTCCAGTTCAAGGTGCTAAATTAGCTCAACCACCCACACCACCGAGGGAAAATATAGCACCACGTGAACTTTCTTTACCACGTGTTATCAATTATCTTGCTGATTATAGTGGTTGTGGTCACTGGAGGGTTATTTGGCCAGAACAAATTTTAAACGGTAATGGTGCGATGATTTCACAATCTAATACTTGTATGGTATTTGAACCAAAGTGGTATGAAGGTGTTACAGCAATTAAAATTCAAAGACAAGCTACAACAGATCAAAAACGATTTATTGAATACCTAAAATCAATTCAAAAGCAGTGTGGTTTTAAAATTATTTACGAAGTTGATGATGTAGTTTTCAGAGAAGATATTCCAGATTATAATAAGTTTAAATTTGCTTTTGATAATGATGAAGTAAGACAAAACTGCATTGATATTATTAACATGGCTGATGAAGTTACTGTAACATGTGATTACATGAGAGATTTGTATAGGGAGAAGACAGGTAAACAAGAAATTACAGTCATTCCTAACTTCCCTCCATTTTTCTGGATGGGTTATTTCTTCAACCATTCAAAGGTTTGTAATTCACTAGATAAAAACCACAAAAAACCACGCATTCTATATACAGGATCAGGTGCACATTATGATGTAGATAATAAAGTAGGTGGTAAAGATGACTTTGAACATGTAATCAAAGCAGTTATTGATACAAGAACAAAATATCAATGGGTGTTTATGGGTTCATTCCCACCACCTTTGAAGCCATATATTGAATCTGGTGAGATTGAATTCCACCCATGGCAGACCCTTTATCAATATCCAAAGAAAATTTTTGAACTAGATATTAATTTGATGATTGCTCCGTTGCAAGATAACCATTTCAACAGATCCAAATCAGATATTAAATTTATTGAAGCATGTCTATTTGGTATACCAGTTATCTGTCAAGATATGGTCACATATAAGGATGCACCACTCAAATTTAAAACAGGTGAGCAACTTAAAGAACTTATTGCAGCCACTCTTAAAAATAAACCAAAATATCGTAAGATGTCTATGGAGATGAGACAGGTTGGTGAACAACGCATTCTTGAAAAGCAAGAAAATATTGGGTGTATTTATGAAGCATATACTACACCATATAATTCACCTGAAAGAAAATACTTGAAGAAATGGAATTAGTTCATATAATAAGACGAAATGTCTTATAGAAACTGTTTTTACAATAATAATAATCGATCCGTAGAGCTATTTGCGTGGGATAAAGATGGTAATCGTGTGCAGTATACTGTATCGCATGATCCTTATTTGTACTTAGAAGACCCTAAAGGTGAAAGTGTATCAATTTATAATACTAAACTCAAGAAGAAATATTTTCGTAACTCATATGAGCGTAGTAAATTTTTAAGAGATAGTGGTATTAGAAGGGTGTTTGAAAATATACCACCCGCTCAGCAATACTTACTTGATACATTTTGGCGTGAAAATGAAAAGCCAGAATTTACTCAGCATCCGATTAAGATCTGCTTTTTAGATATTGAAACTTATTCTGTTGATTCTTTTCCGAATCCAGAAGACCCTACTCATGAAGTAACTGTAATCACTTGTTATGATAGTTTAAGTAAAGAATTCCATACGTTTGGTATCAAGCCATATAATGGTAGTAACAAGACTGTAAAATACACTCATTGTAAAAATGAGAGAGAGTTGTTTATTAATTTTATTGAGTACCTAAAGAAAGATTACCCTGATATTATGTCTGGGTGGAACTCCGAGTTTTTTGATATTCCATATATCATTAATAGATGTACTCGTATTTTAGGTGAAGAATATACTAAAGAACTTTCACCTCTTGGTAGAGTTCATTATCGGGATATTATTGGTAAGTTTGGTAGGCAGCAACGCCGATATTATATCGATGGTATGGCTATTCTTGATTATTTGGATATTTACAAACGTTTTTGTTTTAAAGAACGTGATAGTTATAAACTAGATAATATTGGTGAAATTGAACTTGGTGAGAAAAAGGTAAACTTAAATGGTATGTCCATTGCTCAATTAACTGATACTGATTGGGATACATTTATTGATTATAATATTCAGGACGTTAATATTGTTGTTCGTCTAGAAGAGAAGTTGCAATATGTTAATTTATTAAGAATGTTATCATATGCTGGTCTTTGTACCTTTGAGCAAGCAATGGGTACCCTTTCAGTTATCAATGGTGCATTGTGTATCAAAGCACGTGAGCTAGGTAAGGTTATATCAACGTTTATTCGTAATGATCCTGATAGTGTAAATCCTGGTGCATATGTTGCAGAACCTAAAGGTGGTTTTCAAGAAAACATAATCTCTTTTGACGCAAATTCACTATATCCGAACGTTATGATTTCACTTAACTTATCACCTGAAACTAAAGTAGGTAAGTTTGAAAAAGTTGACGATGATAATTACATAATTAGGCATGTAAGTGGTAAAACTTTTAATTTAACTAAAGCTAAATTTGCTGAATTAATTAAAGCAGAAGATCTTGCAATTACTAAAGCAAACTTTTTGTTTACGCAGAAGTTTAAAGGTATTGTTCCTTTATTTGTAGATCACTTTTATAATAAACGTGTTGAAATTAAGAAAGAACTTCAAATATATAAAGTTGAATTGAGTAAACTTAAAAAAGGTACTACTGAATATAGACGAGTATCTGATATGGTTGCTAAACTTAATGCACATCAGATGTGTGTGAAGGTTTTGATTAACTCTTGTTATGGTTATTTTGGTAACAAGCAAGCTCCTATTGGTGATGATGATATTGCATCTTCTGTAACCTTAACTGGTCAAGCAGTAATTAAAGAGTCTAATATCCTCATTAGAGAATATCTCGAAAATACCGTCAGTGGTATTACTAAGAATGAACTAGAAGAAGCTATCATATATAATGATACAGATTCTTCTTATGTATCCATTAAGTCTCTCTTTAAAGACAATAAAATCCAGTTCCTTGATAAGGATGGTAGTATTACTAAAGAAACTCATGAGCAAGTGCAAAATATTGAAAATTTCTTAAATGAAAAAATTAAGATTTGGGGTAAAAAGAACCTTAATTCAAAAGATTGTCGGTTTGTATTTAAACGTGAAAGTATTGGTGATGTTGGAATATTTTTGCAGAAAAAACGTTATGTATTACATGTGTTAGATGATGAAGGTATCCCTTGTAATAAATTTAAGTATACTGGAGTGGAAGTAGTACGTACGACTATGCCTAATGCGATTAAACCCTATGCTAAAAAGATTATTGAAACGATGATGTTATCGAAATCGCAGATAGAAACTAATAAAGTATTGAATGAAACGTATGATATTTTCAAAAGTCTTTCTATTCAAGATGTTGCGTTTGTAATGGGTCTAAAAGGATATGAAAAATATTCTGCGCAGTGTAATGAATTTCAAACTGCAAAAGGTATGCCATTACATGTGAAATCGAGTTATTACTATAATTTACTTCTTGAAAAGTTTAACCTCGATAACAAATATGAGACTCTTTCATCAGGTGATAAAGTGAGATATTTGTATGTTGAAACTCCTAATAAATATATGTTAGAATCTGTTGCATTTAAGAATGAATTCCCTGAAGAGTTTCATCAGTTTTTCAAAATTGACTATGATAAAATGTTTGAGAAAATTCTCTTTCAAGCAATTGAAAGATTTTATGAAGCTGTAAATTGGAGAATTCGTAAACCTAAAGATAACGTACAAACAGAATTATTTGATTTATTTGGTTGATATATCACAATTATAATTCATAATATACATATGAGCGAAAACATTAAAGTTATTATCGACAACGTTGGTAGGTTTATTATTGGTAAAGTTGTATCAGAAACTGATACGGTTTTGTCTCTTAAGACACCTGTAATTATTCATGTACAACCAAGCCAGACAGGTCAGCTTCAAGTTCAAACTATTCCATTGTTCTTTGGTGAGTTTGTAAAGGAAAAAGACACAAATGTATGGCACTATACCAAATCAACAATTTCGTATAGCGACGTTGAACTTGATGATAGGTTGCTTAACCAATACTTGGCTATTGCTAATCCATCACCAATCATTCAACCGACAGCGGACCCACAGGTTATCAAGTTGTTTGACGATTAATTAAAAATTATATCACCCCTCTGAGATAATTATCTCAGAGGGGTTTTTTGTGGATAAATGTAAAATATAGATTATAATAGACTTATGGATAAAGAATTAAAAGCTGCTTTAGATAGTATAGATGAAATCAATCCCTATGCTACATATTTGGATAAAAATTCCCTTAGTTTGGTTGATGGTTGGATTGATACCGGAAGCTACGTATTGAATGCGTTAATTTCAGGTAAGTTTGATGGTGGTATACCAGTAGGTCGTGTAACATTACTTGCAGGTGAATCAATGACAGGTAAGAGTTTATTTGTGCAAAAAATTCTAGCGAATGCGCAAAAGATGGGTAAGACGGTACTTATATTTGATACAGAAAATTCGATTGATCCTGTAGGTGCTGAACGTCTTGGTCTTGATATTTCAAAAGTGAAATACATCCCTTCAACAACAATTGAAGAAACTCGTAACACAATCTTTAAATTTCTTACAACTGTAAAAGAAAAGAAGCTTGAAGGTAAATTCATCATTGCGATTGACTCTCTAGGTAATCTACAGTCACAGATGGAAATGAATCGAATGGAAAAAGAAAGTACTTCCGCTGATATGGGTAGTGCTGCTCGTGCTATGAAATCACTTCTTAAGACATGCAATAATATGGGTGCTCTTACTAAGACAACCATTCTTTGTACTAATCATGTGTATGATGATCCATCTGCAATGTTTCCGTCTCTCGAGAAGAATATGCCTGGTGGTAAGTCTGTAATTTATTTACCGTCTGTATCTGTTCAACTAGCTCGTAAACCTATGAAAGACGATGGAGGTAAGACATTTGATAGTAATATGGTTGCTGGTCAGAAAAATTATTCTGGTGTTATTATTCGTGCTCTCACACGTAAGAATCGTTTTGTAAAGCAGTATCTCGAGGGTGAGATGTATTTGTCATTCTCATCAGGTTTAGACAAGTATTACGGTCTTCTTGACTTAGCTGTTGGTATGGGAGCCGTTATTCAAAATGGTGCAACATATGCATTACCAAGTGGTACCAAGCTTGGGTATTATAAAAATTGGCGTAAAAATGCTAAGCTGTGGGAAGAGGATATCTTACCTAAATTACAAGAAGAAATTACTAAAAATTGGTTGTATAGTAATGGTAATGAAGTCGAAGCTGATGTACCAGATGAAATCGACGAAATTGACGAACTAGAAGGAGATAAAGATGAATAGTATCAAAATGCTATATTTTAGTGCTCCGTGGTGAAACACACCACGACGCTATAAATAGTTGTATGAATAAAACTAATTTATTGTGGGTTATAGAATATCAAAAATATTTACAGTTCATAAAAAATTGCAAAACAAAAATTTACAACTCTAATTTAGTATTACATACACATCATATCTATCCACGATTTCTTAAGCTCGACTGTAATTTATCCGAAGCTACAGTCGAGCTGTCTGTTGAAGACCACGTACAAGCACACTTATTAATGGCAAAATGTTTTGATGAGGGTTCATATGAGTTTATATCAAATTTAAGATCCGCAAAGCTTTTAGCTAAAAACTCTATAATAGATAAAAAGCTATTAGATGCTATATATGAATCACAAAGAGGTGAAAATAACCCATCAAAGCGTCCTGAAAATAGAAAAAAGATTTCTGATGGTTTATTAGAATTCTATAGTAATAACCCAAATGCAAAGAAAGGTAAAACCTATAAAGAAATTTACGGTGAAAATTATTTAGAAGAAATAAACAAAAGAAAAAAAGCGACAAGGACCAAAGAAGAATATAAACAAGGTGCAGCTAAAGCTGCTGCTACAGCTAAAGAACGAGGTAGTAATAGTGGTAGTAATAATTCAAATGCAAAAAAAATATCAATAGATGGTAAAATTTTTAATTGTATAGCTGATGCATGTCGGTATTTTTCACTTTCACCTTATAAGTTGAAAACAACCAACAATATATTATATTTGTAATATGAATGAAATTAAATTGTTATACTTTACTGCTAGTTATTGTGGACCTTGTAAAATGTTTAAACCAATCATTGAGCAGTTTAAACAAAAACATCATAATTGCGATGTTGAGCACATCAACATCGAAGAACATGAACAATTAGTTAAAAATTACAACATTAATGCTGTACCGACTTGTGTATTTGTTAAAAACGAAAAAGAAGTTTCACGTTTTTCTGGGATGAAAGGTATTGTATATCTTGAAAATCTCTTAGACGAAGCTACAATTTAAATATGTCGAAAATAGTATTAGCATTCTCTGGTGGTATGGATTCTTCTGTCCTACTTCAAAAAGCGATTGAACAGTTTGATGAAATTTATTGTTTATTTTTTGATTATGGTCAAAGACATAAAAAAGAACTAGATTGCGCTCATAAACAACTTATACGCCGTGTAGGTCATAAGAAAATTATCAAAATGAAAATTATTAATACACCACTAGATGTATTAGCACCAACTTCTTCTCTAACTAATCTAGATATTGATACACCAGACGTTAGAGAGATGAGAGGTGAGGCTCAACCGAAAAGCTACGTTGCATTCCGTAATATGCTTTTTATTACTTACCTTCTATCATATGCAGAAGGAGTTGGAGCGAGCACAGTTTGGTATGGAGCAGCTCAAGTTGATTCATTAGCAGGTTATTGGGATGGAAGCCCTGAGTTTCTAGATGCAATCAATGCAGTTGCTGACTTAAATCGAGAGCATCGCATTAAAGTTGAAGCTCCTCTAATTACAATGTCTAAAAAAGAGATTATTGAAGAGGGTATTAGACTTGGTGTGAAGTTTAGCGATACTTGGACTTGCTATGCAGGTGAAGATAAAGCAGATGCTTATTCACCTTCTAGTAGTTTAAGGTTAGCTGGATTTGTTTCAGCAGGTTATATTGATCCAATCGAATATAAACAAGACTTATCGTCTGTATGGGTTAAGCATAACTGCAAAAAAATCCCTTATGAGACTTATTTGTAAAACATCTCCGCTCTAGCAGCTTGTTGCCAGGAATTTGCTGGCTTAAAACGGTCCTTGGTTGAAATGAATGTCACTTTTGGTTTGTGGTTTTCATTTTGAACAAGGACTTCCTCATCTTCAAATGGGTTTGCAAGACGTCTCTCAGAGTCATCTGGAGCAATAGTACCCATTCCATAACCTTGTAAATCAACACCAGTTCGTTGAGCTTTAGTTTTTGGTTTTTTAGATTCAAACTCAGATTCAATATCCATTGTATGTGGTGAGCTTATAAAAATTTCCATATCTTCAGCATCAACTTTTAAATATTTCGGCAATACTTTTAAAAGTGAGTCAGCTGTTGCATCTGCACCGTTCTTTTTAACCTTATCTACAATTGCTGATTCAGGATCTAAAGATATATCAATATTAGTAGGTGTGCTAGTATCATCCACATTAACTGATTTACCATTACTTGCAGCTGTTAAAATTCTAGCTACTAGTTTAATATCTAGAGGTACCTTAGATACTATATTAACTAAATAATCGGTAAACTCATAAGGGGCTATCGGTGATGTATCGTCAGCTGCAGCTTGTTTTTTATCTTTTGCAGCTTGCTTTTCAGCATCCATTTCTTCTTTGGTTTTAACATTTTTAAATGCGTTAAATTCTTCAGCAGATCCGAATGTTTTACCACGATTTTGTCCTTTACCGCGTTCACGTAAAGATCTCACTTTAAGTCCAATCCAGTCACCTAAATTAGTTTTTATATACTCGTTGAATTCATCAGCAATTTCATCTTTAAGTAAACCTGTATCAATAAGATTTTTAATAAATTCACCTGCGTCAGCAGCAGCGCGTGAACCTTTAAAATATGTTTCATCTGGTACTACACCCTTCTCTTTCAAAAAGTTAATAATAAATTCAAACATTAACGGTCTTGCTGTACCAAGTTTTTTATCTTCAATAGCTTTTTTAAGGTAGCCTGTTTGGAAGAGCTTTTCAAAGCGGCCAGTTTTAGCTTCTTCAAGGATTTCTAGTTTGGTAACGAGAGAATTAAAATTCATAAAATTATTTATTGTTTTTTGTGTATTAACGTCTATATTTAATATATTATGTGTTCTATATTCGGTTCAGCCGATCAATCAATGTTTGAAGTTTTATATGAAGCTAATAAAGCTCGTGGAAACTTTGCATCGTCATTACTAACGCTGATGAAAGCACCAGCTGGTAATGTTGACGATGTAAGTATTTTAAAGCAGGAAGGTTATATTAACTTCGAAAAGCAAAAGCTCAAACCTAAAAACCATGCTTACTATATGGGGCATGTACAAGCTCCAACATCTTCAGTAAGAAAATATAACTATGATACATCACATCCATTTGAGCAAGAAGATTGGCTTGTGTTTCATAATGGTGTTTTAACAAATCATGAAAGTTTGAATGAACAATATTGTAATTGGAATGAAAATCCTGTAGATACATCTGTTATTGTGTGTATGATTCAAGAAAAATGGAATGAGCTCAAAGGTAATAAATCTCGATCTTCTTCTACTGATGAAGTTAAAATAATTGAAACGATATGCGAGAGACTTAATGGGACGTTTGCTCTCTGTATTGTTAACACTACATCCCTTAACGTCTACCTAGTAAGACAAGGTAGTACCCTCTATATTAATGATAATGGTAGTTATTCGTCTATTAAAGGAAAGGGTTGGGTTGAATTACCTGAAGGAAAGGTTGTTAAACTTACAAAAGAGTATAAATTTAAAGAAGTTGGTAAATTCAAACCTAACTCCCCATTCTTAATTATATGATAAAATTCGTATCAGCAACCAAAGGTGATCCAAAATCAACTTTACTATATCGCAGCACAAAAGATATATATGATGTATCTTGGGCAGCAAACAATACAGACCCTTTACCTATTGTCTATAATGATGCTATTGACGATTTTATATTATCAGACTGGATTGTATTCGTACATGATGATGTTATTATAGAAGCACCTGAAGCAATTGAAAGGCAACTCTATAATCTTGGAACAAACTTTGATGTTGTAGGGCTAGCAGGAACAAGAGAAGCAAAATTACAGAAACCAGCATTATGGCATCTAATGAGTAATAGAAAACATCATAGAGGAGCTGTAGCTCATCTATGTGAACCTACAGGTACCAAGTTTATGACCAGTTTTGGTAGTTATCCTGATCGTGTTATACTAATTGATGGTGTGTTTATGGCTGTTAAAACAGAAGTATTACAAAAAGTAAGGTTTGATGAAACAAATCCTGCTGGGTTTCACTTTTATGACCTAGACTTTTCAATGGCTTGCCATAAAGCTGGCTTTAAAATCGGTGTAGGTGATATAACTATCACTCATGCGTCACCTGGATTGAAAGAATTTACAGATGAGTGGAATAATGGTCAAGAATGGTTCTTGAATAAGTGGTCAAACTAAGATATCTTCAATTGGTGAATCGTTATAAACGACTTCAATCGGTCTTAAATCTGGTGTCATTAGCTTCTTTCTTGGTGAAACACCTATTAAACTATACATTGTAGCAGCTAGTTGACCAGGAGTTACTGGATTATTATCTGGTTCTGAAGCTAAAGCATCGGATGTACCATAAGCATATCCGGATTTGACACCACCACCTGCTAGTACTGTTGAAAATACTCTTGGCCAATGATCTCTACCATTAGTTGCGTTAATTTTTGGTGTTCTACCAAATTCAGATGTTACCATTACCAGTGTAGAGCTAAGTAAACCACGTTGTTTAAGGTCTGTAATGAATGCAGCAAAGGCTCTATCAAAGTTAATCATGTTTTGCTCATATGATCCTTTAAGATTTGAGTGGTGATCCCATGAACCATACGTTACTGTAACCATTCTTACACCAGCTTCAATCAATCTACGAGATAATAACAGCCGTTGCCCAGCTGCATTACGACCATATGCATCTTTTACCACATCTGGTTCTTTTGATAACTCAAACGCTTCACGTGCTTGTGTTGACGACATCATTGCATATGCATCATTATAAAACGAATCCATTGCTTTAACAGCATCTACATTAGATTCACGGGTTTTAAAGTGTTCATCAACAGCACCAAGTAGGTTACGACGTCTATCAAATGCTTTATCATTAATACCTGCAGGTGAATTGAGATCTTTAACAGCAAATCCTGGATCTTCTGGGTTAGAACCTAGAGAAAATGCTCCATATTTTGTTGATAGATAACCTGTACCATTTTCTGGTGCAAATTGGTTTGGAACAAGAACGTATGCTGGTAAATTGTTGCGATTTCCTAATTCATGACTAATAACACTACCAAAAGATGGGTAGCTTAGTGCTGGTGATGGCTTATAACCAGTCAACATATTATGTGTTCCACGCTCATGAGCAGCTTCGCCATGTGTCATTGAACGGATAACAGTTAAATTATCACTAATCTTAGCAGTTTCTTTAAGAAGTGACCCAAAAGTCACATCGTCAATTTTTGTTTTAATTGGATCAAATGGTCCTCTATATTCAGATGGTGCAAATGGCTTGTAATCCCATGAATCTTGATGACTCATACCACCTGGCAAATAAATCTGTACAACTGATGTTGCTTTTGCTTTGTTTTGTGATTGAGCTCTTAAAAAATCAGGCAATAACATCGAACCAGCAGCACCAACTCGTATAAATTCACGTCTATTCATATGGTTATTTAATACTGTTTAAAAAATATACCACAATTACCATCTTGATATACTATATCTAGCTACTATTATAATGTAATGTTAAAATTAGACTTGGACTTTTTTGAGAATATCTTTTTGTATAAATGCTGTACAGATAAACGATATCTTGCAACTACTATTGATTACACCAAATCAGATTATTTTAAAAACAGAGATAATAAAAAAATATTTGAGATTATCAAAGGATTTTATGATGTTCGCAATGAATTACCTAATTTAACGGAAATAAAGCAGTATTGTGGTGATGAAGTAAGTAGATCATCATTTAAAAACGTGCTTACCAGCTTTCAAAGCCTTGATAAAAGCTTCAACGAAGATGAATTGTATGAAAATACCGAGCAATTTTTAAAAGAGAAGGCTGTTTTTAGTACTTTACTTGAGGTTGCTGCTGATATTTCAAGTAATAAGGCTGATACCTCTGCAATTCTTGATAAATTTGAAAAAAGCTGTAATATATCTTTGCAGACTGATGTTGGATTAGACTTGTATGCAGATATTGATAATGTAATCAAGCAAATCCAGGATGTACAGGAAACTATTCCAAGTACATGGCCTTGGTTGGATGATTATATTGGTGGGGGCTTTATGAGAGATGGTCGAGCTTTATATGTCTTTGCAGGTGAGACTAATATTGGTAAATCTATTTTTCTCGGCAATATTGCAGCTAATATAGCAGATCAGAATAAAACTGTACTGTTAATTACGTTAGAAATGCCTGAAATATTGTATGCGAAACGTATTTGTACTAATGTAAGTAAGATTCCAATGAAGACTCTTCATTTAGAGACTGGATCTCTTAAAGCAGCCATTGAAGATATTAAGAAAAATAAGCCAGGTGGTAAGATTCTTATCAAAGAATTTCCTCCTGCAACAATGACTCCAAGGCAGATTCAAGCTTTCATTAAAAAAATTGAAGATAAAGGTATTAAAATTGATGCTATTGTGTTAGATTACTTGAATCTACTACATTCTCCAATGGGTAATAACAGTTATGAACGTATTAAACATGTAACTGAGCAGGTTCGTGCTATGTCATACATCTTTAGCTGTCCTGTTATTAGTGCAACCCAGCTTAATCGTTCAGGATTTGATGTTTCTAACCCTGATCTTAATACTATTAGTGAGTCTATCGGTCTTGCAGCTACTGCAGATGTTATTGTTTCTATCTTCCAGAATGATGAAGATAGAGAACTAGAGATTATTAAAATGGGTATGATGAAAAACCGATTTGGAGCACGTGGAACAACTACATCAATGAAAATAGATTATTCAACTTTAACTATTTCAGAAGCAGATGGCCAAACAGGTGGTATGGAAAGTGAAATGTTAAGTTCATTGAGTATGTTTGCGAGTTGATTATTTGGAGTAACCTCTAAATAATGAGGTGAACCAAAGCTTTATAGATTACCTTAAAGAAAAATTCAAAACAACACAGTTTTTTCAACTAAAACTCAACGGTAAAATGTTTGTAAGTTTTTTTGATACTGGTGTTGTAACACCTGAATTTATTAAATTATGCCAAAAGAAGTTTAACTGCGATGTTTTACTAGTTGTTAACACTAAAAACAAAGAGGTTGTTGTGTATAAGAGTGAAATTTCTGATGTTAACATCAATGATTTTAACAAAAAGGTGTTTAATAAAGGCTCAGGCCATATTTTCTCATTCACTAAAGAATTTTTAGGTCTAACCAAACATTTCAAGCCATGTTAATTACAAACAAAAACTATAATCCAGCCCACTTTTTGGTTGAAGATGAAACAGAGCACTCTTTATTATCTTTTTGTACATTTTGTACACTTCTAGTTGGTAAAAAACTTTCTTTTCAAAACGTATTTCTATTGATTCTTAAAGATATAAAATTGAAAAACATATTAAAGAGAATTTTAGACGTTGATTCTGACTTTGAAATAGTTAAAATGTTTATAGATTACGATAATACAATTACAAAGTCAAAATATGTCACAAAATACATCAATTCTCTCAAAAAATGATATCACAGAAGATGAAAAGAGAATTTATAATGCATTCTTAATTGCATCCAAAAAAGCTAAAAACAAACCATTCAGATTAAGACAAAATTTTACTGATATATCAGATGAAATTTATATCAGTCTAAAAAAACTCGGTGTATTTTTTAATACAAACCAGACAATTTCATGTAATGACTTTTTCTGGGCACCATATGAAATTTATTCAAAAGAAGAATATTTTGATTTGAGTTTTTATCATATGAGAAAGGCAATTATTGCTTATTCTCAATATATGAGAAAAAAAGAAACTCAAGACCCAGATAATGAGCTAACTATTCAAGATTGTAAAGATGCTCTTAAAAATATATACAATCAGTGTTTGCAAAATAGTATAACTCTATCACAGTACAAGACATCACAACCACCCGTACCGTTATTTTTAATTAACCTCAAATCCCATTTAATTAATTTCTATATATTACATGGGTTAGATGTGGAAAAACAAATTAAGAGTGTAGAACCAGAGTTATTAGACTTTTATTGTAAAGATTTTTACGATCTATTTTACAAAACCCGAAATAGATTTATTGCATCTCAAAGACTTAAAATAGTAATTAGAGAAGGATTAAAAATAATTGAAAAAAAACTGTTGAATTTATCAAAACCTAATTTATAATAAGATATACTATGAGTAAATATAACCTAACGTCAATGTTCGATTCCATTAAAGAAGCTTTAACTTCGCAAGATAATAAGCAAGGAAGTTTGCAAGATATTATGCAACTTAAACCTGGTAATACCTATACAGTAAGGCTTCTACCTAATACAAAAAATCCAAAGCAGTCTCTTTTTCATCATTTTACGCATGGTTGGAATTCTCTTGCTACTGGTAAGTATGTAAGTGCTATTTCACCTACTACATTCGGTGAACGTGATCCTATTGCTGAAGAAAGATATAAAGTTCTTCGTACCGGTACTGAAGAAGAAAAAGAGAAAATGAAAACTATTCGTCGTGCCGAACAATGGCTTACTAATGTTTATGTAATTGATGATCCGTCTAAGCCAGAAAATAACGGCAAAGTAAAAATTCTTCGTTATGGTAAACAGCTTGGTAATATTATCAATAGCGCTATTAGTGGTGATGAAGCTGAAGAGTTCGGTATGCGAGTTTTTGATCTATCTAAAGAAGGTGTTAACTTCAAGATTAAGGTTGAAAAGCAAGGTGACTATCCAGTATATACTTCTTCACGATTTACTTCTGTGGGTAAAGATCTTGGTTTGAGTGAATCCAAGCAAGATGAAGTTCTTGAGTCTACACATGACCTTGAAAATGTATTCCGGGTTAAGACTGAAGATGAGCTTAAGCAAATGCTTGATGAGCATTTTTATTGTAAGACCGCTGAAGACCGTGAAACTACAACTTCATTACCTGAAGCAGATGAAGCGATTGCAGAGCTTAGTAATAAGGTTAAGCAACCATCAGTTAATTCTTCTAGTATTGAAGATGCTGATATCGATGAACTTCTTAAAGATCTATGAACCCAGACGCAATTGAACAACAAAAAATGCTACTCAATTTAATGGGTAGCGTTTATGGTGAGGCTAGAAAAATTGATCAAAATTTAGTTGGTCAATCAGCTCATTTGAGACCTCAAAGTGAGCAGGTTAAGCAGTTGTTTGAGAGTACGTTGAGAAATGCTCAGCCACCTCCACCACCACAACCTCAATTTGCTCCACCACCTCAACTACCACCAAATACTGTTAATTTACCACATGTTATTCAACACCCACAAGAATCTAGACCTATTCAACTAGTTGATAATTCAGATATTGTTTCTATATTAAAAGGTATTGAAAGCAATCTTGGTAAGTTAGTAGAATTATTCACACAATATGAAGTTAAAGTTAAAAAAGCAACAAATCGAAAAGTTTCTAGAGTCTCTAGCGAAGATAAACGATCAGTGTATAGTGAAAGTGGAGAAGGAGAAAATATCGTCGATAGTAACGTCGACGGACAATACGTTGATCCTTTACGCGATTCTAAACCATTCGAATGAATCCGAAAGATCCTTATGTATACCGGACTTAAAAAAACTTAATCGAGTTTTAGACTGTATTAATAGTGATGAAATTGAACTCCAGGTTAATCAAAATAACCTGGAGTATAAATCCCCAGAAATTAAATTTAAATATCACCTTTTTGAAGATGATTTCATTGCACCCCCTTCAGTTAAACCTGAAAAGATTATGTCCTTTGATACCGACTTTACTTTTGAGTTGGTAAAAGAGGATTTTAGTAAAATTAATAAAGCTTCTACTTTTACTACCGAAACTAATAAAATTTATTTTTATCTTGAAGATGGTATGGTAAAGTGTGAGCTTACAGATAAAGCTAGACATAATACAGATTCATTTCAATTGCAAGTAGGTAAAAATATAGTTGGTAATGAACTTAAAAATATACCTATTAACTTTGATAACTTTAAACTTATTAATTCAGATAATGTAAGTGTATCGATCAATAATAAGTATGGGGTACTTATATTTGATATTGATCAAGGGCCGCTTAAATTAAGATATATTTTATCATCACTCACACAATAACATGGACCACATACTAACATACCAAGACAAAAATAAGCTTAAAACATCAGGATATTTTATTAAGCGTTTAAAAGATAGTGGTTTTATTACTCTTAGAATATTCCAGAAATATGGGATTTCTGATCCACGTAAGTGGACTATTCTTGTGGATCCAGGTGTTACATCTGTGTTTATTACATGTTATCAAAATAAAGAAAAACTTAATGAAATTATGTTTGAAATTGATGATGGTGGGGTGAGGTTTCCTCGTAACTACTTTATCAAAACCCATTCTATTGAGGTTATTGTGGAATATTTGCTTGAAAAAGGTATATCACAAAATGACACAACTAATCCGTTTTATAAACTGGATTAAATATGTTTATGAGTGATGAACCTAAAAAATATAAAAGGAAAAAAATCACTCCCAAAGCACCTTCTCAAGATGAGACTGAGAAGGTGCAATCGAATATAGATATTAAAAATCTAATAAATGAAATTCTTTCTAACAAACTGAAAGAAGTAAAGAAAAACAAAGGGGTTGAAGATATTAATAATGCTCTTGTTTGTACAATAAGTGAATTTCTTGATTGTTTTATGTTATTAGGGTATAATAGTGAAGGTGTACCTATAGCTTTAACAAAATGTAATACACCCATACATGCAGATGCATTACATTCATTACTAATGAAGTTTTTCGCAATTCAAATGGGTAAATTTAATGACAAATATGGTGGGGATGATTTTTAAACGAGAGCCTGAACCTAAAAAAAGCATACCATATGCTGTTCAGAATGGGCATTATGTAGGTGAAATGTTCGTTTACATGGAAAAGGATGATAAAAATTTTTATTTCATCTCTATTCCTAAAAATATAAACAGAGAAGTACCTAAAGATAGGTTTTTCTTCGGTGTTGAAAATAAAATACTCGAAGAAGTTGAAAAGTTACCTAACAACATTTATAGTCTTTTAAAATCACAATATCTTTATAATAAAAATAAAGTTATTAAATAATAAAAGACTACTATGAAAAAACTTATAGCTATATTAGTAAGTGTTTGCGCTCTATCATTTGGTGCAACTTTAGATCAACTTAACACATACAGTAGTAATATTGATTCTGTGTTACAAAAACAATACGTAGCAGCTAATGTTATACCACTTGGTAAAATTGATGATGATAAATTTTTACGACGAGCGTATCTTACAATAATTGGTAGAAATCCAACCTATGAAGAGTATGACTTGTTTAATAAAGCAACAGACCCTAATAAGAGACGAGGTTTAATACAGTTTCTTATGAACCATCCAGGTTATACATCACATATGTTTAACTTCTGGGCTGAATCATTAAGATTGCGTGATAGAATTAACACCACTAACAATTTTTCTGGTGGTCCTTACATTGATTATGTTAAAGACTCAATCACAGCTAACAAATCTTATTCAAAGTTTGTTACAGATCTGTTAACATCAACAGGTTCATATTATGATAACCCAGCAACAGGATACTTCTATCGTGATTTAGGAATGCCATTAGATAACCTTATTGGTACAGGTAAAGTATTCATGGGAACCGATATTGGTTGTGCACAATGCCATGATGATCCTTTCCAAGACTTCACCCAAATGCAGTTTTATAAGATGGCTGCTATGTTTACCCAGATAGAACTTAGAGGTCGTGGTAAAGATAAAGATCCAGCGGTAGCAGCTCGTCAGAAAGCTTTGAGAGAAGAAATTGATGCTATAATTAAAGCTGATCCTATAAAGAACCGTGGGTTAAACAATACTATTAACAACTTTGTTAATGCTATGAGATCTAATATTGAAGTAGATGAAAAGCGTGTATTGAAACTACCTCATGATTACAATTATAAAGATGCAAAACCAGGCGATGTTGTTATACCTGCAGTCCTTTCTGGTAAGACTGAAATTAACAATAAGGTTGATATGAGAAAGGATGTTATTAGCTGGTTAGTTAACCCAAATCATCCAACATTCACTAAAAACATTGCTAATCGTTACTGGAAATGGGTGTTTGGTAAACATATAATGGATAACTATGATAATATTCACGATGAAAAAGAGCTTAATGGTGAGCTTATGAACACTCTTGCTAAGATTATGGTAGACGTTAACTATGATACTAAGCAATTCCTGTATGTTCTTTACAATACAACATTGTTTCAAAGAGAACTCTATGACGGCATGTATACTAATACAGATAAATTTGTGTTCATTGGACCAGTCAAACAACGTTTAACAGCAGAGCAATTGTGGGATTCAGTTATGTCTATCGCTATTGCTAAGCCTGAAACATTTAAGTTAACTTTCCAAGATGAATATGTTAAAATAATGAGATATAGTATCGAAGATTTGGCAATTGATAAATTAAAAGCTAAAAATGAAGAATATCAAAAGGTGATTCGTTCAAAATATGAAACAGCTCCAAAATATCGTAACTACCCTCTAGTGAGAGCGTCTGAAGTTAATGATAACAATCCAGTTAATACGATTCTTGAACAACTTGGTCGTAGTGATAGAGAATTAATTGATACATCTTCAAAGGAAGGTTCAGTTACACAAGTTATTTCTTTTATGAATGGTCAATTAGCTGAAGTTGCAATCAATAAAGACACAAATCTTGCAAAAACACTTACAGGCAAATCACCAGCTGATACAATTGATGTTATTTTTAAGTCTATATTGGTTAGAAAACCAACAATTGATGAAAAAAGTAAGTTTGTTGGTGTTCAGGATGATGACATCATCTGGGCACTAGTTAATAGTTCGGAGTTCAAATTCAATAAATAATAAAAGCCATGAATAACTTAACAAGACGTAATTTCGTGCTTAATCTTGCATCAGCAGGCTTAGGTGTAACCGTTCTACCACATGTAGCAGCTGCTCCTGCAGGTAAAAAAGCAGAACATATCATTTACCTCTTTATGAATGGTGGTATGAGCCATTTGGATACATTTGATCCAAAAGCACATGCAGAAGTAAAGGGTGTATTCAATCCAATTAACACTAATGCTGGTTATCAGATTTCAGAACACCTTCCTCTCATGGCAAAACATGGTGATAAGATGGCTGTTGTTCGTTCTATGATGGTTACAACAGGTGATCACGCTGCAGCACAGTATTTACAAAAAACATCATTCAAGAAGATTGGTACAATCGTTCACCCTAATATGGGAGCATGGATGTGTCATTATACAGAGGATAATAAACCAAAAGTTGTACCTGAAACGT